GGGGGAATTGCTATCTATCGCAGAGAGACTTCTCGATAGAGCGGCAGGAACCCCGCAGCCGGGGCGCGTCCCCGACCCAGAGTCAGCCACAGAAGCGAATATCATTGACCGCAAAGCCACTGCTCGGGAAGATGAGAGATCAGATCTGTTCGAGAAGTTCCAGATCCGTAAGGCTAACAAATTCTGGAAACTTACCACTGAATTTAAGCCCGAACGACTGTTCCTCATTGACCCCCGAGCGCAAAAGTTCGTGCAAATTGATGATGATGTCGTGAAGGGGGAGTATGCCTTCGAGATCGACATCTCGTCTTCAGCACAGGCAGTGGCCCTTGAGCGCAAACAGTGGCTCGACCTGTTGAATCTGTTCGCCGGTATGACTGAGGTTTTCCAGCTAATTCACGGCCAGCCACCGAATATAGCTCGGATTGCCGAACTTTTACTGGTTCGGGGGTATCAGATTCAGGACCCGGCAACAATTCTTCCCTTCTTGGAGCAGGCACTAGCTGCCGGTCCCGAGAACATCGAAGAAGAAATTATTCAGCAGCTAACTGGCCAACCCGGAGGCGGAGGTGGTCCATCCGCAGCGGTGAGTGCGGCCATTCAAAAAGGAGGCGAGAGAGGCCCCATTAAATCGGAACAGTTCCGAGGCGGGGAACCTGCTCAATCTCGCGTCTTGGGTCAAGCGACCCGAATAACTACGGAGGGATCTAATGGCCAAGAGTAAGGCACCTGCAACGCCTAAGACAAAGGAACCTGTAAAGCCTAAGGCACCTGTAAAGAAGAAAGATGAAGAACTTCTTATAGGGCTGGTCGCCATCCGAACTGCGATGACGGGTATGCGAATAACCTTTGGAGATCAGGAAGAGACTCTGTATCTCATGGAGGCTCAGCTTCGAGATCAATTGGTTGATCTGATCGACCAGATGATCGGAGAAAGGAACTGATATGAGTGGCGTGGACGCCCTTGGTGATATCGTCGTTACTGGTTCAGCGAAAGCGTCTAAGACGATGGTCGATGATATGGAAGAGGCACGCCTCGAAGCAGAACTTGAAGTCGCGGAAACAAAAGTCCATCATTTAATGCAGATGGATCCTTTTCATGATGACCTGATAGGTTTGGTTGAGAAGAGGAATATGCTATGCCGCGAACTTCATAGACGTCATATGGAGCGTGAGTTTGAGAGGATGGAAAAGTCATGATGTATGACTACAAATGCCCGCATTGCCAGACGGTCCACAAGGATGTGATCGTAGCAATGTTAGAGCGTGATACTCATGTGGAAACCTGTTCAACATGCGAACTACACGGCATGAAGAGGACTTTCCCTGTTGAGGCCGCTATGGGTTACCAGCCTTTTGAGGCATATTTTGATCCGGCTCTTGATATGGATATCAATGGCCGGGGCGAATTGAAGGAAGCCATGAGCTTCTACGGCGTTCAACAAGCCGGTGATAAGAAGCGTGGCGCACGAAATGAAGAAGTATCCGAGAATGCGGCTGTTATCGACATCTCGGCTCCTACCGGCAGGAGACTGTCGACCGTTCAGCGGGAAAAGGAGCAAGATGCCGAAGACGCCCGAAGAGCTTGGCAGGTGCAGTCAGAGGATCAGGATGGGAATCTGAGTGTGCCCCAAGAAGTTGCTGGACTGCCGAGTCCATCAACAGCAGTCCGAACCGGGAAACTTGAAGGAGAAGAATCATGAACCGTGCTGAAGATGCTGGTCCCCAGACGGCGGATCTGTCCAAAAACGCTGCTTATGATGAGCTACGTCAGATGGACGCCCGCGCAAATCTGGATGAGATCAATTCCGTCAACAGCGAAACGGGTAGGGAGCTTACCCGCAACACCGACCTTGGAAGAGACGAAGATCCCGGCAACGGATCATCTGACTCGAATTCAGGGCAGAAAGCCGGTCGAGATAATGTGCTTCGTTATCTGGAGGATCATGCAAATGATCTTCCGGGGGGTGCTGAAACCTTTCGAGATCTTCAGCGCCAGATTACACGCATGGGAACTGAACGAGCCGAAACAAGCGAGCGACTTGCTCGCCTTGAAGGCCGCNTTGAAGGTCAAGGCGGAACTGGAGGTGAGGAAGAGCCCGTTTCTGAAGAAGCAACCAAACGCGAGGCAATGCTCAATAAGCTTCGTCCGGGACAGCGCGAGATTTTTGAAGCGCTTGTCGACGAATTGGGCTTAGTGAGCCAAGATCAAATCGAACAGGAGAAGGCAGATGCTGATGCAGAAGCCTTTACTGCGAACACTATCACTGAGGGAATCGAGAAGTTTGGCGATGACTTTGGCGAGATGGTGAACGGGCGATTTGAGTGGAATCCTGATCTAAAGGAGTCTGTCAGTGAAGTCTTTCAAAGGCTGACATCTGAGGAGACGGGAATCACCCCGATGGATCTGTATTGGCTTGTGAGGGGGCCTCAGTTGATTGCTGATGCTTCAGGTCGTGCGGTTGGTCAGGAGCAGAACAATTCGCGTGAGCGTATTGCGAAGCGCCTCAGAGCCTCTACGACGGAGCAGTCTTCTCCGGGCGTTCGGTCCCAATCAGTTATCTACGACCGTGCTAAAGGAGACACACTCGATACCGTTGTAAACAGAGCGGTATTGGAGTCTCTTAGAAGCGGTTAAAACCGTCAGGAGCATTAAAAATGGTAGGCGAATCTAGCCTAACCCGGACATATGGTCCTCTACTGACGACGACTCTGGATAAGATTCTGGGGTCTGGAGTAATTCAGGATAACGTCTTTGACGCTAATCCAACATTGGATTACTTCCGCAGCGGAGATCGTATTAAGGTGGTCGATGGTGGTGAGCGTATTCGCATCCCCGTCATGACTGGCAAAAACAGCACGTTTAAGTGGTATTCAGATTACGAAATGCTCAACGTCACGCCGCAGGTCGGTCAGACTACGGCGTGGTTTGCGTGGAAGCAGGCGGCAGTTGGTATTTCGATCTCCGGTATGGAGATTCGACAGAACAAGGGGCAGGCAGCGGTAGCGGATCTCCTGAAAGAGAAGGTTAATCAGGCCCAGCTTTCGCTTGTCGACGGATTGGCCACAGGCATCTTCTCAGATGGCAGTGGATCTGCGAATAAGCAGATTAGTGGTCTTGAGTTGATGCTTGAAGACACCCCCGGAACGACTGCTTATGCTCAGGTTCCGACGACGAACACCAGTTGGCGGAACAAGTCAGCGTCCTCCGTTGGTGCTGCGGCAACCAACCTCGTCCCGAATGTGCGCTCAATTTTCAACCAGTGTTCTCAGGGCAAGGATGGCGCAGCTTCCAAGCCAGACTTCATTGTATCCACCCGAACGATTCACGAATCGGCTGAAGCTCTCATCACGCCTCGCGTTCGTTTCGCACCCAACCCTTCGGGCGGTGCGGATCTCGGCGTTGAGGAGTTGATGTTCAAGGGTGCGCGTTGGATCTGGGATGATTTCTGCACCTCAGGCAACGTTTACATCTTGAATGGCAATCATGTGATGTTGTTCGTCCATGCTGCTGCGAACTTCGCCCAGACCGATGAGGGCTTCCAGAAGCCTATCGATCAGGACGCGCTGTCCGCGCAGATTCTTTTCATGGGTAATCTTGCCACAAACAACCGTCGGAAGCTTGGCAAACTGACGGGCGTGACTTGAGAGAGGGGCCATAAATGGCTGCGGGAGATGTCACAATTGATACCGTCCATTCTGCGGGAGACTACTCTGTTGTAGTAGGCACCGTAGAGGTGGATGTAACAGACCGAAACTTTGCCATTGGTCCGACGTCGTCGACGCTTTTGTATTTCAATACGATGGTGGCAGACAATTCGGCGTCTGATGATGCTGAAGATGCTGCTCTGCCCGCCGCGCAGTTGAATATGAATGTGGCGAACACGGCGACCAATGGGACAGTCAGTATCGAAGCCACAGCCGCTCACACTTGGCGGTTTGAAGCCGGAATTATCGGGATTATTTAAGGAGATATAATGCAGATTCCCAAGCTGACACGCGGTGTGGCCGAAAAGGTCTACATCGTAGTCGAGAACAATGAAGGGGCTGAACTACTTCCGGGCGTCGTTACCGAATGGACAGCGACTGCTACGGTGGCAGATCAGGGCCGCCTTGTTGAGAAGGTGGATATTATCGTTAATGCAACCACAGGACTCGCGGCTGGTGTCGCGGGGGTGGTGGATTCAACGATTGCAACAGGTGACACCGGACGTCTTCAGGTCTACGGGCCTGCTGAGGTTCGATGCTCAACGACAATTGCCGTTGGACGCCTTGCAGTGGCCACTTCTGCCGGTGTTGCACCGACAGCCGTGGTTACTTCTGACGTTCAGACGACTACAACAACTGCAATGTATGCTCGCGCAGGCGTTGGTGTGTGTCTTGAAGACACCTCTGCCACGCAGGCTTGTATTCAGTTGGACATTCTGTAAACACCAATTGGCGGGATGGGGGCAGCGCACTCCCATCCCGCTTTTTTATAACCGGGAGACAATAATGAGCGAAGATAGCTGGGATATCCCAGACAATGTAAAGGTGTTGGTTGCAACGCCGAATTACACAAACTTGTTCGATTCATCCACTCATGTGAATCATATTGAGTGTGCTACCCAATGGACCAAATGGGGGATTGATTTTAATTGGACTGTTGTTGGCCGAACGTTTGTTCATTTTGCCAGAACGCAGATGTGTCAGGCTGCTGTTGATGGAGACTTTACTCACATCTTCTGGGTTGATGATGACGCCATTATTCAGCCCAACTTTCTTCCTCGCTTTCTATCCCATCGAAAAGATGTCGTGATCGCCCCGTATCCCATGCGAAAGATGCCTCACGAAATTGGCGTCTTGTATTCCAAGACAGGTAATTTCCATGATCATGCGTCCTATAAGAATATGGAGCTTGATGAGCTTGATCAGGGTCTGATTCAGGTGGATGGCGGTGGGACGCATTGTATGCTGATGTCCACAGAGACTTTGTTGCGTGCAGGTGAAGGCACTGATGAAATGTCAGTGCCCGCAGAGCTTACTGCGGCGTTTGAGAATCTCACGGACGAGCAGCGTCTATTGGCAAAGCAGTTTATAGGTGAGCCTATGGAAGGACTGCGATCTTTTGCTGACGAGGATACAGGAGGCAATATGTCCTATTTCGTCATGCCAAAATCGGGAACTGAGGATATGTATTGGTGTTATCGAGCCAAGCGTAAAGGCATTGAGGTTTGGTGTGACACGGATGTCTTCGCCGACCACCTTGGGTTTACTCCCACCGTTACCAGAGGCTGGTGTGAACATGCAAAGCAAGCTATGGCTGATAACAATCTTCAGAGCACACAACGACTGACTATTATTCCGGGCGACTCTGACTCACGCGATCATCATGGTATCGTTCGTGACAAGACGTCGAATCTTATTTAATGGAAGGGCTGGGACCACTCAAAGGACAGGAAGAAATCAGCCTACTGCGCTGTGCTACATGCAGAAAAGGGTTTGATACCAGTCATTCTAACGGAGTTATATGTCCATCTTGTCATGGCAAGAAATGGACAAATCAGATCGGTCGTATGACGGTGCGACAAAGAATTAAGGTCTACAGAATGTCGGGGGCATGGTTTCAGCAAGATCCACCTGACAATTTTGATCGATTTGCAGTAGCGATGGAGCCGTTTATTACCGCATTAGAGAGGACAAACCGGGATGCCTGATAACGGCGTATATACAGAAGAAGAACGTGCATTGGTTGATGAATATGCATCTGGAGCGAATCGAGATTCAGCAGAAACAAGCAAAAATCAGAACCTTAAAGTGTGGTCCGAGGTGGAGATTGAAGAGCCTGTTGCGGAGGGAAGCAATGTCCAGATTCGATCGAAAGCAGTCGTCGGAAGAAAAGATGGAACAGGTCGAGAATGGGAGATCTGTCCCACATTCCCCGCACTTGGCGTCGACCTCCCACTTAGATTATGGTCCATCGATGAGGGGTTTGCACAGGTGCTCACAGGATTGGTGCGGGCGATCAAACCGAGGGTCTGTCTTGAGGTCGGGACGAATTACGGGAGATCGGCCAGAGCCATTAGTGAAGGGCTTGTCGCTAACGGTTATGGTAGCCTCACCACCGTGGATATGATGGATCATCAGATACATGAATCGGGAGCCCTTCTGGAAGATCAGAAAACGTTTGTAAATCAGGTGATTGGCAAGACTCCTGAGATTTATAAAGAATTTCCTCTTGCCGATATGAAGAACATCGATTTTGTCTTTTTAGATGGAGAGCACAAAGCTAAGGGGGTAGAAGAAGATCTTCAGTTTGTAGAAGACCACAGGGCCAGTGAATGCTTAGTATTACTTGATAACTCACGAGATCCAAACTGGCCTGAGGTAGAGGAATTCTTTGGCGGATATGGCAAATATCCACACATTTGTCTTAACACTATTTCTGGCACTCAGATGATTTGGATGAGAGATTAGGCCAAANGGACGCTGGAGGCCGAAAGGGGCACAGGGGGTTTCTTCCCGGTTACCCCTAANGCCCTGACTTTTAAGGAGAAGTAAAATGGCAATTGAATTTCAAGGCCCAACCGAGTTTGAATCTGGAACGGCTGATTCCGAGATCGGCACTGCCGATAAGGCGAAGTCTGTCGTTTCAATCACAGTGAACGCTGATACAGGTGCTGCTGCAACACTGACGGTTTATGATAACAATGCTGCTTCTGGCACTGTGTTGGTCATTCTTGATGCCCTTGCAGGCACTGCGAATCATTTGTTTTTCGGTGATCAAGGGGTCTATTGTGCCAACAGTGTTTACGCTGACATTGGCGGGAGCAGTGCCAACTTTACAGTAACATACCGGGAGGATAAGTAATGGCAAAAGTTAAACTGACTTTGGATAAGAATGTTCCTGAGGCCCTTCAGGAACAGGTTAATCGGGGGGAGTTGTCTCTGGCCAATGGCGTAGAGATGCCTCTGTCCGAATCAGATAAGAACAAAGTCATCTACACAAAGCTAGAGTCCCACAATCCGATGATCTCAGATTCTGATCACGGCGAGTTGTGGACGGAGCAGGTCACGGCCAGTGCAAATTTGGCTGTGCATGGTGGGGATGGAGAAACTGGTGTCACAGAGGAAGATGGATTGATCTTGAGTTTTGAGGGCACGCCGGATGGTGAAGTTGCTATTGATCTCAGAACCAATCGTATGATGAGCGAGGACGATGCTGAGCTTGAAGAGGAGACTCTTGAGCTTACGTATCCCCGCTACACTCGATATGCGTTTCGTTTGAAGTCAGTGCAGATTACCGATGGACCTGAGCGTCGGGCAAAGCTACTGGCTACAGACGAGCAACAGCGCAACGATTCTGAGTCGAAGATGTTCTCCAATATGGAAGCGTTTTTCCAAAAGCTCATGACTCAGATGGGGAACGCTCCAGAAAATGGGAGTTCAATGATTGAGAATATCAATCCTCAAGATGCGCTTGATACAATTATGTCACAGATGTCGCCTGACCAGCTTCGTGCTCAGATTGAAATGCGGGAAATCGAAAAAGAGGACGAGGAGATCGACGCTGCAATCGAGGCTGGATCGACAGTCGAATTCGAGGAAGACGGGGCAGGAGTAGGCGAAGGAGAGGCTGACAAGTAATGATCTACCGCGAGATTCTTGATCACGGTCTGGACCTCGGCTCTGAAGAGTCGGGGGACGACTATGAAGACATGCTAAAATTCACTGTCAACATGGTATACCGGGAAATTCTGGAGGAAACACAGGCTGATACGGAAACTCGTGAGTTTACACTGACGACCATTGCTAATGTGTCGCAGTATGGTTGCCCTCTCTATGTCCGTCGGATCTTGAATATCAATGATCCGACGGACAATAATAAGCTGGATCATATCAGTGCGTCCCAATACGACAGGTCGTTCCCTGACGCCACTTCTACAGGGGCTCCTCTGTCGTATTACGATCTGGCTATCAAGGGGGTTCAGCGTCATCCCATCGTCAATTCTGCGCTAAAGGTCGTCTCAAGCTCAACGAATGACGATGGGGCGAATTACCTGCTATATGCTCGAGGGTTTGTCTCTGATGTGCTGACGCGTGAAGAGATCACGATGGATGGCACCACCATTGTCACCAGTTCAACTACTTTTGACGCGGGCGCTATGGAGCGGATTACCCTAAAGACGTTGAACAACAAGACGTTTTTGGGCACAGTGACGGTGAAAGATGCTACTATAACCGACGCCGTTTCGACAGCGAGCGTCACTCCCACAACCACGATTTGGGCGGGATCATCTTCGCTGTCGTCTACTGATGACATCTACAATGGCAAGACCCTCACCTTTACTTCGGGGGCTAATAGTGGGACTTCGACTGTCATCACCGATTATGATGGATCGGATCGTAAGGTCACGGTCGAGACTGCGGTTACAGCCCCATCCAACACTGATACCTTTACCATTGACGGATGGAACATCGCAGAAATCCCTCCTTATTATGGCTCATCTCCGTCTTATCAGTGGATCGAGTTCAACCCAATACCAAGTGATAAGCGCGACCTGACGGTTCGTTGTGAGATGGCCAAAGCTCCTTTGGTGAACGATGATGACTGGCCGGATATCCCAGAGGAATACCATGATCTGCTGGTCTGGGGCCCTGCTGCTGCTTTGATGCCTGCTGTAGGCAAGACGGCAATGGGGGATCGCTATCAGAATCGGTTTAATCGCAGGCTGAAGCGGTATATGACAGGCCAGCAGAAGCGTCGTGGCATGATCAGAACCTTTGAAAACGTCACCAACGTATTCGTCAACAGTGGTCCTAATGGGGCTCGCTTCCCTCGTAACACCGCGACCAGTGTGGATCTACTTTAATGGCAGAGCCTCAGGTATCTCCTGATGTCCAGACGTCGCCGATCTTTCGGATTCGAGGGCAGCGTAGTAGGTATCGCTATCCTCACGAGAGGCTGACCCCGGAGAATCAGACTTTTGCGCGGGATTTGAACCTGTCTGAGTTCGGGACGGCTGATCGCCGTGGTGGCTATGAAAAATGGTCAACGAGTCAGTTATCGCCGAATGAGCCAGTTACAGGGCTATTTCAGCAGACGTTTGTCACCCCTGCTGCTACTCATCAGGTCATTTGCACCAGATCGAAAATATGGGCAGATGACGGCACAACTCGAAAAGACATCACCGGATCTGTGTCGCTGTCTGGGGGGAATGATGATCGCGTGCGCTCGGCTCACATTCTTGACCAGATGTGTATGACGAACGGGAAAGATGCACCGTTTGTATGGGCGGGAGATTACGCTGGGCCTACTACTGCGGCAGCCATGACGCTGGGCGGCACGTTCAGTGCCTGCAAGGATCTTGTGGCCTACGAAAACCTGCTTGTGGCCCTTGCCCCGACTGAGGGTGGGACGCTTAAAAATACGCGTATTCGCTGGTCTGACATTGATACAAAACTCTTCCGACCTGACATCGAAGTTTGGCCGTCAGATAACAGCTACGAACTGGACGAGGGCTCAGAGAGCATTGTCGGTGGCGTGAATAACTTTGGACGTCTACTGGTCTTCAAGGAAGATGGCCTGTATCCGGGCTTTTTTGAGTTCGATGTGGGCT